GCCACCAGTCACCGTCTCACCAACAGTGAACGCGCCAGAACTCACAGTGATGGTGATAGTCCTGGTAGTTACAAACGTGGACGACTTGTGCAAAAACCACCACTTACCGCCGAGTAAGTTGACGATCCCCGTGGCCGCAGTATTCAGGTAGATCCGCGCTTGGTCCTTGTATGTCGCGTTGGTCGTGTCCAAACCCGCCCGAGACAGCACCATCGAAATTGCAGTAGCCAGTGTCATATCAGATTCGCCCAGGCTCCGTTTTCGTAGCCTTGAAATTTGTTGGTGCTACTGTTGTAAATGATCATGCCGTTGGAGGCAGTGAGCGCATCCCTCTGCGTGGTCGTGAGGTTCGCCAGCTTTAAGAAGGACGACAGGGTGACTGTCTGCGCTGTAATAACTCCGAATAGACCAACCTCCCCGAAGGAGGTGGCCTGGTTCTGCTGCCCGGACACAACAGGGTTGGCTGCGGATCTCCTCCGCACCGGCTGTCCGAGCCGTGGGGACGCCTGCTTCCGCTCAGACCGAGGTCTGGCAGGCATTATTCTACGGCCAGATCCGCTGCTTCTTCAGGAGACATCGTCATCTCTCCAGATGCGATATNCATTTGATCAGCGTCACGCCCCGTGATCGTGCTGGAAGCGCCTGTGATGCCCTGGTTCCGCAGGTAACGCTCTGTGGTGACCCGCTGGGCCTCTTCCTTGCCAAGAGCCGCTACAAGGCCCTCAGAGGGCTTTGGCTCAAACCCTTCGGGATGCAGGATCTCTCCTACCGTAAAGGCAATTCGCTTGGCATCGGCATTGTTCTGGGGCGGCTTCCCCTTCTGAATCACACTTCCTGTGCCGAGCGCGTCACGCATCGCCGACTTGTAATCTGCAGGGGCCTGCTTAACAAGTTCCAGAAGGCTGTTAAGCTGGGTCTTCGTATCAGTCTTTGCTTGCTCTGCCATGATTCCTTCTCAAGGTGACTACAGGGGAGAGTTTNTANAAACTCTCCCCTGTAGGTTGAATTACACGTTCATCGCAGCCGGACGACTGAGATTAAACTCAGCCAAGCCGGAGGAAGGCGTGTCGATGGCTGTCAAGGCTTTCAAACCAATGACATTGTCACCAGCGACGACGGCATCGTCCAGACTGCCAGCGGTGCTGGTGAGATAGCCGAGTTCGGTCGTGGCAGCAAACGAAGCCAGGACTTTCCCCGCGGCAGTGCCGCCGACTTGATACCAACCGAACTGGCTGGCAACATTGGCAGACATGGCAACACCGACCGGCCCCACGTCGTCTTCCGACGCCAATGCGGTTGTGCCGCTGTCTCCAAGAATCACCCACGAACCAATGGCGGTCGAAGCGACCCCCTTGGCGTAGATGAACTCGCCCTCGCCGTAATCGGAGGTGTCGTAATCTCTTGCCTTCACGATCTTGCCGATTTCATGCTTCTGCGTGGTCGAGGTTTCGGTGATACCCTGCGCTCCAATAAAGCCAGGTTCGGTAACTCTCCAATCGGCCATTAGAATCTCTCCTTATGCCAGATCGTACAGCACGCCCTGACGGCGTCTGTTGTTGGTGACCAGCTGCGCGCCAAATACGACGAACGCAACACGGGCCAACTGGTTGGACGGCTCACGGAACGGGGTCTTGGCGAAGTTCTTGCCAGCCTGCACCTTGAGCTTGAGATACTTCGTGTTCAGGAAGTACATGTTGTCCGCAGTGCAGTCGCGGTCGGCGATGACCGGAGCGCCTCGGTACGTTACGTCGCCTTCAGCGCCGATTCCGAAATTGGGACCAGACCGATCACCCTTCGACACAAATCGCGTCATGCCGGAACCTTCAAAAACAGACTCGAAGTTCCCGTAGTGGGTGAAAGATGTGACNATCAAGTCCGGCTTATCATTGCCCTCAGAGCAAGCATTCCACATGATGCCCATGGCAGTGATACCTTCAAACTGGTCGGTTTGCTTGGTCAGGAACGATGTGCTGGACGCGGAAAGCTCACCGGTGCCACTGTTAAAGTCGCCCCGCTTGTTGTCCCACCATGTATTGGTGGACTGCGAGATGCCGCCGAGCGTGGTTCCCGTGGACTCAGCACAGATGTCCTGCAGGCCCAACATGGACTTGCCAGTCTGCGAAGCGAAGATTGCGGCGTTGACCGTGTCGAACGACTTGGTCATCGCCTGCTTGCTCTTGGCGGTAATTAGTTTCGTCGAACCGGCCTTGCGGGATTCGGCGTCCTCTGTGTCGGAGATGACAACAGAAGTGGCGTTGTAGCGGAACTGATAGAAAGCCGCCGTGATCCCATCGACCGCGTTGGTCGAAAGCACGTCGAATCCATCGAACCACTCAGAAGAACCAAGACCATACATCAAGTCTTCCTGGATCTCCTTACCGCCTGTCTCGACTTCCATGACTCCGGCTTTGCGGAATCTCCCAAGAGTCGGGTAGGAATCACTGATATTGTCGGTGAGGCGCTTGCGATGCGCCCTCATCGTCAGTGTCCACGCCGCATCCCAGGTTTCACTGGTAGTTGCAGCAACCATGGCTTAATATGCCTTTGTTGTCTACTTCATGGAGTTAATCCAAGTTTTCTCAACTCGGAAGCAAGTTGTTCTTCAGATAAAGATCCCTGCTCCGAATCAGCAGACACTGGCGACGGCGGGGTCAACGACCCTGTGGCGGTGCGGCGAACNTTGTCCTCTTGCTCTTTCAGCTGTGCGCTTTGCTGTGCGGAGATCCCGTGGATCAACTCGTACGCCTCAGTCGGCGTATAGTTGAGGCCCGTAACCCTGTTCTGCACACCAGTTAACGCATTCACCTGGTCAGCACTCTGGTCAATNTCGGGATACTTCTCCCGAGCTTGACTGGCTGCTGTATTGGCGGTCTGGGTTGCTCCGTTGGCCATGTGGAGAGCAATACGCCGAACAAACTCAGTGAGTTGCGCGACCTTCTCCGTCTGTGCCTCCAGTTCCTTGCCAACCGTCATTTTCGAGACTTCACTGATTACGTCCAACGAACGCTGTTCGTCTTGGTCCAGTGTCGATCTCAAAGAACTTAAGGGGTCAGGCTCCTCTTGTGGAGGAGTCTCCAACCGATTCACACGCTCCTCAAGGCGCTGTTGCTGGTGCGCCTCTAACTCACGGCGGTGACCTGCCAAAGCCTGCATCCCTTGGGTAAACCTACCCTTGAGTTGCTTGGCCAGTGGCTGTAATTGTGCAGGAAGGGAGTCCACGTCCACGTCCCCGATATTATTGGGGATCTCGGCGGGTCGCTCCGGGGCGTCCTTATCGGTCGTTCTCGCTTCCGTGGCACCGGCAGGCAAAGACTCATCATCGACGGGCGCTGCTTCGACTGCTGGGGCGTCTAAATCGGCACCCAAGTCGATCAGTCCGTCGTTCGTAGTCTCTTCTGCCGCAACCTCTTGGCTCGAGTCCGTCTGGACAAGTTCAGTCATCTGATACTCCTATTCGAGGTGTGCTGGTCAATCTGACCAGCTACTATCCGCATGGGGTTTTCGGGGACCGGGGTCATCTTTAATATGACACCGGCTCCCGCCGACAGGGTCAGCACCTTCCATGACCCCTAACTCCTTCATCACGCGCTGTTTGTGGGCGTAATCCTTTACGACCACTCCAAGTCCCGGCTCATACTTCCCATACATACTGCTATGGTCAGAATGAATGTGGTTCTGCCGTCGCCCGATCAACACATGATCAGAAGTTTCACCGCAATGCGGACAAGCTCTCGTCGGAGTTACAGACTCCTTCTTCTCGAAGAATACATCGATTTCGTCTTTTCCGCAAGATTCGCAGTGATAATCCTCAAGGCGGGGATGTGACCCGCCTCTCATGTTGATTTTGTATGCCATCCAGAAAAGTTCCTTTCAGGTTACGGGCGTTGTCCAGATGCGAGCATTTCAATTCTGATTCCTGTCAATGGCGGCAACTGCTTGCGATGTCTCCTGGGCCGAACTTCTGACAGCAGAGTCTACCTTGCTCAACTGCTTCCGAACCGTATCCAGGCCACCCGCGTCTGACAGGTTGCCTACTCGAGCGGGAGCCGAACCACCGCCTGCCATCTGCTGCAGGGCCTGCTGGTGCTGCTGCATGTGCTGATCGAGGGCCGGAGCAATTTGCTGTGCCAGTAGAGGATTCTGCTGAACCAACTGCTGCCACTGCGGTGTCTGTGGCACCTGTCGATGAACCTCCATGTGCGCCCTGTGGTTCTCCTGTGGGTGAACCTGAACGTTCTGTCCCGACAGAAAGAGCATGTTCTCGTATTCCGCAGTGCGCTTGGCGTCGAGGTTTGCGGCACCGCCGATCANCTTGTCCNNGTTGGGAACACGGAAAGCTCTGAGTAGATGTTTGATCGACTCGATGCGAGGGATCTCAGGCAGCTGTATCATGTGCCCGAACAGCGCAAGAGCGTCCTCTCTTTCAAGCTCCTCGAACATCGGCTTCATCGAGCCTGCCTCTACGTGGACCCGGAATCTTGCCTGGAGCATATCAGACCGAACCACTTGGAACACAGGGTCATCTTCACCTTGTGCTGTATTGACGAGGAAGGACTTTGGCTCGTACCGCTTGTCCCCCATGATACGAACCATGTTGTAGGAGATGTCCTCGAAGACCTGTGCAACCTGGTTCTGCATCCAGTCTCGGTTTAGCTGTCCAAAGGATGCAGTGAGAGCCGCTTGCGTGGCCGTAACCCTGCTTCCTCCTCCCATAGCCATCTGGCTGACGGCGAGGATTTGTTCCTCGTAGGCGCGAAGGTCGGACTCGAGGCCCAACTGATCTGCAGGCGGAGTGGCTTGAGACATTTCTGCGAATGCGTTGTTCACGTCATTCACCCAAACGATCTTGCCGTCCTTGCCCTGCTCGATGTCGTCGCCCACAGTGGGGTTCTCTGTCTGCTCTGCCTTCTGGCCGAGAATGACACGGGCGTTTCTCTTGGTTCCTGCGGATCGACGGGAGAGTGACTCCACGATCCCTTTCTGTGTGTCCTCGGCGTAGGCCATCATCGGCACACCGTAAGGGCCTTCGTGAGTCATGTCGAGCGTCAGTTTGATATAGGGCGTCCCGCCCGATACCAGATACCCGCCGGTGGGTTGGAACTGACCGGTCACTCTTTCCTCTCCATCAATGGGATCGATGGCGATTTGTGACTCACCAGCAAGGAAGGGATGCGGGATCTCTTCGATGGGTTGCTCAACGCCCTGGGCGAAGGTGATCCTCTTTTTGTGCAGGCGGTCGTGGACCTCGCGCAACTGGACGTAGCCACCTTCCTGTTTGGCCCTCTCGATCATCTGCTGCTGCTCGTCGCCATCATCTCCATTGGAGTCTTCCCAGTCGGAAAGCATCCCGTCGAGATCTTCCGTCGTCAGCGGTTTGATCTCGTTCTTGTGCTTAAACCGCTTGTCCTTCTGCACGAACTCGTTCGGCACCAGCATTTTCTCGTAATCGAAGCGCGCTTGGCCGGGGTCGTGGGGCGGAGTCATTACATCAGTGTAGAAGTTGAATGGACTCACTCGGGCGACATAGAACATGCCGTTCTGCATCACGTCATTCGCTACGTAGGGGGCGACAATATCATTGTCCCCGATAGGATTAACGCCGCACTTGAGGATGCCCTTGTAGCAATAGAGGGAGTCGAAGGTGATCTGCTGGACGTGGCGCTTGGCGTGAATCAATCCCAAGCCATCGTTCACAACGCGCTCAAGAATCTCTGTCTGGAANTGACTATTGTTGTCTTCGACGCGCATGAAAACGCGGGGGTTCTGGAACACCACTGAGGCGATGATCTGGCGCGTAAGCGGATAGAACCGTGAGATTTTTTTCTGGTCGCCATCAGCGATGCCGAGATCATCAAAGTCCAGTTCATACAGTTTGATGAGTCTGCGCCACATTGCGTGGTGCTTGACCATATACTTCTCGGTCGTTTCAAAGGTCTTGGTCCAAAACTGCAGTTGCTTGGGCGTCATGCGGTTTTCCTTGCTGGCAGACTATCCAACACGTTGCCTCCGTAGAACGGGTTCCGCACGGCGTCATGTTTGGGCAGTGATGGTCGATAGATGTGCATCATCGCGTATCGGAGTTCATCGGCTGCATGGTCGTCCGAATGCGTGTCCACATCTTCTGGGTTCGATGTCGATCTTGGTAGAGCGGGTAGTGTTCGNGTAAGGTTGTCGTTCCATCCTCCAAACACATAAAACTTCTTCTTGGTCAGCGCATCGTTGATGACTCTCCATCCTGTGATGCGGTCGTTGTTCCCCTTGGTGAGATGCAATCCCTGCTCGGAGAAAATATCGTAGGGCGAGTGCGTCACCGCTTCCGTGAGCCTCCGCTTGGCCCACATCGATGGATCTGCATAAATCTGAGAAGGCGGTCGCCCACCCGTAAAAGGATTCGACTGGATCATCTTGTCGATCTCGTACGCATGGGTCGATGCAGCAGCGCCTGCTTGATAGTACTCACCGATACGATAGATGTTGCCGTCAAAGTCTATAGTGTAGAGTCCAAAAGAGGTAGGCGAAGCTTCGCCGTAGTCAAGCCCCCCGAACAGGGGCCATGAGTCGGGGACGGGAAACGAGGGGATGACGCACTCGTTGCTCCATGACGTGAAATACTGTCCGACAAAGGAATCCCAATCTCCTTCGAGCCACGCTTTGACCAGATGCTCATCTCCGACGCCTTTGAGTCGGTCGATGTATCCGGGGTCGGCAGCGAGCAGGATTCGGTTGTCTGTGACAAGGGATTTGATAAACATCCGAGGGTTAATGGACTGATCGTCCTGGATGACAACTTCGCCCTCGGGGGCAGGATCGATGAAGTATTCCTTGACAGCCTGGTGCCCCACTCCACCGGGGTTTCCTGTAGACCGAATCCGCATGTTCGGCACACCCGCGGTGGAGCGGAGGCAGGCTTTAAGTTTCTTGTAGGCTTCGAGGGAGGGCCAGTTGGGCAACTCGTCGAACGAGATCCAGGTATACTGGTGCCCCATATAATGGTCTGCATCCCCGACGTTCTCCATGTGTCGCAGGCGAAGCACCACATCACCGGTTGCATGTGGTATGCGAAATTCGTGGACGCCTACTTTGTATTCAGTTCCGGGGAAGGCTTTGTAGAGTACTCGCTTGCCTTCTTCGACGACTTCATCGAGTTCGGGATAGGTTCGCCGGAAGACGAT